ATAGCTCGGCTACAACGCAGACTTAAAGAACATCAGGAGGAAGAATGATATTTGACCGACTACTTGTCGCCGCCGTGTGCTGTTGGCTGGGCGTGACAGGTTTGTTTCCAGCTACAGCAGAACCAGTAAAGCCTCTGACCCCAGCGCAGTTGCAAGCCAAGGCCAAACAGAAGTCAATCAGCAACGTATGCAAGGGCAAGCGCAAAAGCCAGACCGTGAAAGATTTGTGCAGAAGATGGGAGAACCAAAATGCTTGAGAAGATAAGAACGTTCTTTGGAAAAGTTCGTGGACAACACGCAGAGAAGCAAACCATAGTGGTTGAAGGCGACCTGTGGCGTTGCACAGAGTGCAAAATGCTTTTTCTAAATAGGGTAGTGGGGGAGCAGCACAAATGCCAAGACCAAAAAGTGAACTGACAGGTGTGGCTGTGAGCATCGGTGTGCGGTTAATCCCTGCACACTATGCAGAATGGAAACGCTTGGGTGGCCCAAAGTGGTTACGCCAAGAGCTATCAAAAAAGATCAAAGAAGCGCAAACGCTTCAAAAGAACAAGGGCTAAGCAGGTTTTTCAATTGTGATGTGTGCGAACCTAGTAGATGCGACCACAACATCACGAACAACAACAGCGCTTAGCCTTTGAGGAAACTGTTGTTGTTCGGCTTTCCAAACGCGAATTGAGGGGGCGCGTAATCTACTTGACCCCCTCACCAATTACCAAGGAAACTGTATGGCATCGACACCAGAAGTAAAAGTAAAAAAACAAATCAGGAAGTTGCTTGACGAGCTGGGCGTGTATTACGCCATGCCTATCGGCACAGGCTACGGCAACTCAGGGGTGCCAGACTTTTTGATATGTGCCAGCGGCATGTTCATTGGCGTAGAAGCAAAAGCGGGGAAGAACAAACCGACCCTGTTACAAGAGGAACACATGCGCCGCATAAGAAGCGCAGGGGGTGTGGCAATGGTAGTAAACGAAGACAACATAAACGAACTTAGAGAGGCACTAACATGGAACAAGAACAAGCAATAGACCTGTTGCTCAAGGCAATGTCGGACGAAGAGAAGGCGCACTTCAAAACCACGGTGTTGAAGTTCCTCACATGCTACGGCCCCAACGCAAACCAAGCAGTGCTCATCATTAAGAACACAGGCGAAGACCGCTTGGAGGTAGCCACCATGAACCTAGACGAAATGGAGGCAGCGGAAATCATGATCGAAGCCAATGATTTTTTCGGATTCTTAAACACTATCGACGCACCCCCTAAAGAGGCATTCAATTGAGCAAACCATTTGACCGAATAATTTCCATCGACTTTGAAACTCGGTGGGACAAACAAAGTTACACCCTATCCAAGATGACAACAGAGGAGTACATACGTGACAAAAGGTTCAAAGCTTTCGGAGCGTGCATCCATGAATATGGAACTGACAACCCAACTGAATGGGTTGGAGGAGATAGATTACGTGAGTACTTTTCTGGAGTGGACTGGGGACGAACCGCAGTGCTTGCGCACAATGCACAGTTCGATGTATCCATTATGGAATGGGTATATAACGCCAGACCAACCTTCATCTTCGACACCCTATCAATGGCAAGAGCTTTACGCGGCGTGGAAGTTGGCAATTCCCTTGCGAAGTTGGCGCTCGACTTCGGACTTCGACCAAAGGGAACGGCAGTACACAGCACTGATGGCCTCACATCAATATCGCCAGAGATTGAAAGAGAACTTGCCGAGTACTGCGCCCATGATGTGTACCTGTGCGAAGAAGTTTTCAGTCGGTTCATTAACGGATACCCCAAATCCGAACTGCGTCTGATCGACATGACGCTCAAGATGTACACACGACCAACGCTTGAGCTTGACAGCAAGATGCTTATCAAGGCACTGACAGAAGAAGGAGAACTACGTGAAGGACTGTTACAAAGGCTGGGCATACAAGAAGCTGAGCTCGCATCGAACCCGAAGTTTGCTGACGTACTTCAAAGCCTCGGGGTTACTCCCCCGACTAAGGTCAGTAAAACTACCGGCAAAGAAGCGTTCGCTTTTGCCAAGAATGATGCTCTCTTCCAAGCGTTGCTTAACGGTGAACGTGAAGATGTTGCCCTCCTTTGTGAGGCACGCCTTAAAGTTAAATCCACGACCGAGCGCACAAGGGCACAGCGCTTCCTCGACATATCTCAACGCGGCAAACTACCGGTTCCGCTCTCGTATTACGGCGCTCTCTCGGGTCGCTGGACGGCGGCAAAAGGTTCAGCAATCAACATGCAGAACCTCAAGCGAGGCAGTTTCCTACGCAAAGCAATTATGGCTCCCGAGGGCTACCAACTCGTTGTGGGCGACCTCTCGCAAATTGAGCCGCGAGTACTCGCGTGGTTGGCTGACTATGCAGACATGCTCGACATCTTCAGGGCTGGAGGTGACCCTTATGCGGCCTTCGGTAGCCAGATGTTCAATATCCCCGGTCTCACCAAAGAATCCCATCCTGATCTGCGGCAGTCGGCAAAGAGCGCGTTACTGGGCTGTGGCTATGGACTGGGTTGGGCTTCATTCGCTTCGCAACTCCTCACAGGTTTCCTCGGTGCGCCGCCTGTACGGTACTCCAAGGACTTCGCCAAAGCGCTCGGCGTTAACTCTGAGTACGCGCAGGAGTTTGTCAAGTGGGACGGCAACGACTCCAAGCTGTTCGACATCCCACACACTTGTTCTGATAAAGAACTCCTGACCCATGCCCTTGCCGCCAAAGCAATCATTGATACATACCGCCGTACTGCTTGGCCTATTGTTTCTATGTGGGGGCTGTTCAATGAGCTTATACACAAGTCGCTGTATTTGGGCAAAGAGTACACGCACAAGTGTTTGACATTCCGCAAAGGCGAGATAGAATTACCAAACGGAATGAAGCTTCTGTACCCCAACCTACGTCTTGAACAAGATACCAAAGGCAGACCGCAGTGGGTGTATGGAGAGCGTGCAACAAAGTTGTATGCAGGTAAGATAACGAACAATGTGACGCAAGCGCTTGCCAGAATCGTGATGACGGATGGCATGTTGAGGGTATCGAAGAAGTACCCAATTGCTGGCACGGTGCACGACGAGTTGATCGCTGTTGTGCCTGATGATGAAGTTGTTGACGCTAAGACTTGGGTCTTGGCGCAGATGACTATGGAGCCGAAGTACATGCCGGGGATACCTCTGGCCGCTGACGGTGGTGCGCACCGTAGATATGGGTTAGCAAAATCATAGGGAGAAGCACATGAAAATACCCAAACAATTCACAGTGGGGCCAACGACGTACAACGTTGAATGGCGTCAAACCATCCAAGACCCTGCCGCAATGGGGCGTACGTACTACCGCAAGAAGTTGGTTGAGATGGCGCAGTACGACGAGTTTGGCAACAAGTTTGAGCAGTCAGAACTTGACGACACGTTCTGGCATGAGTTGACGCACATCATTCTGCAAGACATGGGCAGCGACTTGACCGACAACGAGAACTTTGTTACCGCGTTTGCCAACAGATTAACGCAAGCAGTTAATTCCGCCAAACTATGAAAAAACAAGCATGGTCACACTCTTCCCTCAAAGACTTTGAGGGTTGTCAACGCCGTTACTACGAAGTCAAGGTACTTAAAAACTACCCGTTTACAGAAACCGAAGCGACGCGGTACGGCAACCAAGTCCACGAAGCCTTGGAGATGTATGTCAAGGAGGGCACTCCAATCCCGCCTGCATACGCGCAGTTCCAACCTGTGGTGGACGCGTTGCTAAACAAGTCCGGACGTAAGCTGGCTGAGTATGAGATGGCGTTGACCACCGACCTATTGCCAACAAGTTGGAAAGCAGATAACGTATGGGTGCGTGGTATCGCAGACCTGTTAATTGTTGATGACGAAAACCTGACCGCATGGGTGGCAGACTACAAGACCGGCAACAACAAGTACCCAGACCGCGATCAGCTTGTGCTCATGTCTATTATGGTGTTTGCGCACTTCCCCCACATACGCAAGGTTAACTCGGCGTTATTGTTTCTTGTAAAGAATGACTTTGTAAAGATGTCAATGACAGCAGACGAGGCCAAGAAACATTGGTGGGACTACCGTGAACGCTATGCGCGACTTGAAGCATCTTTTTCAAACGATGTGTGGAACCCAAACCAAACGCCTTTGTGCGGTTGGTGTCCGGTAAAAACATGCGAGTTCAATCCAAAACATTAAGGAACACTCATGCCTTACAAAAACCCAGAAGACCGTCCTTCGTACGCAAAGTACGAACAGAAACCAGAGATCATTAAAAAAAGAACCGCTCGAAATAAAGCACGCGCAATGCTTATGAAAGAGGGTATCGTAAAAAAAGGAGATGGAAAAGATGTCGATCATAAACAACCCCTTTCAAAAGGCGGCGCAACAACAAGGAGTAACTTACGCGTTAAATCAGCATCAGATAACAGGAGTTTCAAACGCAAATCTGACCACAGCATCAAGTAGAAAACAGTTTGACAGCGAAATAACAACCGCCATGCAAATAACAATTGCCATGCTTGAATCCGAAGCGTTCAATATCCCTGTCAGCAGACTGATTGATGTGTGGGTAACACGTTTTGGAAACAAGTGGGTAGACCTAGAAACTTTAGAGGGCGATGAGTTCTTTAACAGTGCGTTCAAGAGACTTAAACAACTCGGAGAAGTTGAAGTCCACTTTCTAACAGACAGAGCGCGGTACGTATGCCGCATGCCAGAGCAATAACAGGAGAAGCAAATGGGAAAAATTAAATCGTTAGGCCAATCGCTAACAGAACACCTAGAGGCCGTATATGCGCAAGAAAACGCAAAACTACACAGCCAAATTTGGCAGGGAGGGGTACCACAAGCCAGCAAGAAAAATATACGCGTAGACAACCCCAATACGCGTGAAGCGTACGTCATTCCACTATCAAGACTGGCAGATATGTGGAGAGCAAAGTTTGGCGACTTGTGGGTAGACGTTTCAGAACTAGAAGAAGAGTTCTGGTGGGACGCATCAGCAAGACTTCACAGAAACAACCTGATGGAAGAGATTGAATTTAGAGAAAGCAACACGCCGTGGGCTCGGTTGAAGGAAGATGCGTAATGGAAATAATTGACAACAAAGCACTGCTACTGCGCACACGCGACCCAAGTAAATACAGCATCATTCCAAAGCACAAAGTAGTTGGTGAAGAGGATGGCATATACCAAATTGCTGTGTACTGGGGCCTTGATGAAAGTCGCGTGTTAAAAAATCTTGGTGTCAAAGATGTACCGTCCCCAATCAAAGGGCGCTATGGTTGGCCGGGCAAGTACAAGCCTATGGATCACCAAATTGAAACAGCAGCATTCCTAACACTACACCGCAGAGCTTTCTGTTTTAATGACCCCGGCACTGGCAAGACGCTATCTGCTTTGTGGGCGGCTGATTATCTAATTGAGCGTGGTGAAGTTCGCAGGGTGTTGGTGCTATGCCCCCTATCAATCATGCACAGCGCATGGATGGGCGACATCATGAACAGCACCATGCACCGAAGCGCCATCGTTGCCCACCATCAGCAAGCATCACGCCGTATAGAAATGATTCAGCGTGACTACGAGATCGTAATTGCCAACTACGACGGACTGAATCTGATTGCGGATGAGATACGCAATGATGGTCGCTTTGATCTTGTAATTATTGATGAGGCCAACGCATACAAGAACCCATCAACACGGCGTTGGAAGGCGTTGGCATCTATCATCAAGCCTGAGACATACCTATGGATGATGACTGGTACACCCGCATCGCAGTCTCCTGTTGATGCGTATGGCCTTGCAAGACTTGTTAATCCAAGCGGCGTGCCCAAGTTCCAAACAGCGTGGCGCGATAAGGTGATGAACAAGATCAGCATGTTTAAGTGGACACCAAAAATAGATGCGCGGTCTATGGTGTACGAAGCACTGCAACCGGCAATTCGTTTTACAAAAGGCCAGTGTCTTGACCTACCGCCGGTAATTACAGTGACACGCGAAGTGCCTATGACACCACAACAAAACAAATACTATCGGATGTTAAAAGAGCAGATGATGGTGCGTGCGGCGGGAGAAACAATCAGCGCAGTCAATGCAGGTGTTGCAGTAAACAAGCTGCTACAAATATCATGCGGTGCCGCGTACACAGACGATAGGGAGGTTGTGGAGTTCGACGCATCTCCTCGACTGCATGTGCTGGAGGAAGTGTTGGAAGAAACAGAGCGCAAGGTAATCATCTTTGCGTTGTTCCGTTCCAGCATAGACACCATCGTGACGCATTTGGTGAAGCAGGGCTACGCCGTGGGACAAATTCATGGCGACGTGACCGCAACAAAACGTGGGCAGATAATTGGAGACTTTCAGTCAACCGACAAGATACGCGTGTTGGTGATGCAGCCACAAGCAACAGCCCACGGGATTACCCTAACTGCCGCAGACACTGTTGTGTTTTTTGGGCCGCTGATGAGCGTGGAGATGTACACGCAGTGTATTGCGCGAGCAGATCGCAAAGGTCAGAACTCCGACAAAGTTACTGTGGTACACATCGAGTCCAGCCCTATTGAGAAAAAACTATTCAAGGCAATGGCGGGTAAAGTTGACGACCACAAATTACTGGTAGATATGTTTGACAGTGAAGTTAAAAATATTTAAAGAAAGGAGTTGCGTTTGGATCTGTTCCGTGTATGATGTTAAACGTTAGACAAAATAACAGGAGAAGCAAATGACTACAGCAGTCGATGATGACGCTCCCCCACAAGAGGAGAGCACGGAGTTAGCCAGCGTTCCAATGGACAAACTGGCAAAGGTGTATCGTAAGATGGCGGCTCGAATTCAAGAGCTGACTCAAGCGTACGAAAACGAAGTTGAGGAAATCAAGCGGCAACAAGATGTCGTGAAGATAGCACTCAAAGATCAGATGCTTGCACTGGGCATGTCCTCTGTGCGCACTGACCAAGGCACTGTGGTGTTGTCCACAAAGACACGCTACAACACACAAGACTGGGATTCATTCAAGACATTCGTGCTTCAACACGAAGCCGTTGACTTGTTGGAAAAGCGTATTGCGCAGACCAACATGGCAACATTTCTTGAAGAGAACCCCGGCCTCGTACCACCCGGATTGAACTCATTAACTGAGTACGCAATCTCTGTTCGCAAACCAACCAAGTAATCAGGAGAAATATCACATGACTAATGTGACGCTTTTTAACAAAGCAAACGTTCCAGCGTTTGCGAAAGGCCGTGAAGGTCTGTCCTCAGTTGCCAAAGCTTTGGCTGGTGGTAATGTTGATACCACCAAGCGTATCTCAATCAAGGGCGGCGTGTTTCGTTTGTACAGCGGCGGTAAAGAAATCGCTTCAATCGAAGAACGCTATCTGGACGTTGTGTTCGTTGCCGCCGCGCCAGACATTGGCCGCGTTTTTTATGCTAAGGCATACGATGGTGAGATTTCTGCGCCTGACTGCTGGTCTGCTGATGGCAAGACACCCTCTATTGATGCCGGCAACAAACAGCACTCCAACTGCAAAGACTGCCCACAAAACATTGCAGGGTCTGGTCAGGGTAATAGCCGCGCATGCCGCTACCAACAACGCGTTGCTGTAGTGTTGGCCAACGACATGGAAGGCGACATTCTTCAGTTGACTCTGCCAGCCAAATCAATCTTTGGTGATGGCGAAGGTGAGAACCGCCCATTACAAGCATACATCAAGTGGTTGATGGCGCAACAAGAACCAATCGACCCCAGCTTGGTTGTTACGCGCTTGAAGTTTGATACCAAGTCCGAAAGCCCCAAACTGTTTTTCAAAGAGATGCGCTGGTTGAATGACGAAGAGTTTGAGATTGTGTCCGTCAAGGCTGAGTCAGCAGAAGCCAAACGCGCTATTGCTATGACAATGCCCAAGCAAGCCGCTGTGTCTGCGCCTCTGGCAATTGCCGGTACACGCCCTGCCAAAGTTGAAGAAGCTGAGGAAGAAGAGCCACCAGCACCAGCACCAAAGGCAAAGAAAGCCAAAGCCGCGCCTGTTGCAGAGGATGAAGGCGAAGAGCCTACTGTGCGCAAGGAAGAGAAAAAGCCAAGTGCCGTGCCTGCCAAGAAGTCAAACTTGGCGGCGATGGTTGACGATTGGGACGAAACTTAAGAAGGAGGGGGCTTCGGCCCCTTACAGCATGGCTTACTCTCAACAAACAATCAACATGGTCATGAAAGCGCCTAAGACGTTGGGCAACCAACTCGGGCGCTGGGCTGTTCATCACAACTTTTCTGTCGTAAGAATCTCTCAAGCACTTGGCGTTTCACGCCAATCTGTTTACAACTGGTTCGGTGGTGGTGAAGTTTTTGTGGCCTATCGTCCAACGGTAGACGCACTCCTCAAAATCCTACAAACATCAAGCACAGCCGACGAGGCTTGGAGAAAAACATGCAAAGCATTCAACCTCGACAACTAAACGACAACGAGCTTCTTCGGTACATCTACATCATTGGTTTTGACAAGGTCACCCCTGATTGGATTGAAGTGCTTGTTGAGCGCACGGCTGCGCTAATTGATAGCAAAGAGAAGGCTTTTCAAGAAGGCTTTGAGGACGGTTTTGCCCAAGGCATAGACCACGCAACAGACGACTTTAAATAAACCAAAGGACAGACATGACTCCGCTTGAGTTCCTAGCGGTGGTTTTGCCGTCTCCGGGTTTAGGCTCGTACTGCGCGGTAGAACTCACAAAAAGAAAACAGCATGTGTTCACGGACACGATTGAGGAACTACGCCCACACATAGACAACTGGAACAACGATCACTGCGACATCTTCTACGCCGTCTCCTGCTTTGAAGGTAAGAAACGCGAAGCTGACAAAGCAACGCACGTAAAGTCTTTCTTTATTGACTTGGATGGGTACGCATCAAAGAAGGATGCAGTACTGGCATTGGATGCGTTCATGGCAAAGGTCGGGCTTGACGCGCTCGGTAAGCCGTGGATTGTTGGTTCAGGTGGAGGGCTCCACTGCTACTGGCCGATGGCACGCGACCTGACGGTTGCTGAATGGCGACCTGTTGCGCAGAACATAAAGCTTCTGTGTAAACAAGAGGGTATGGTCATCGACATGGCAGTCACCGCAGATGCGGCACGACTGATGCGTGTGCCGGGTACCATGAACCACAAGAAGAAGTATGTGCAACCTCTTCCTGTAAAGTTGTTGATGGAAGGCGACGTGTTTGACTTCGATGCGTTTGCAAAAGTCATCAACGCCAACCTTAAAGAAAAAGCACCGCCGCAGGCTGACCCAATTCTGTTGCCGGGGGCGCGGCCAAAGAACGCGAAGAATGCCGCGCAAGTAAAGATGATGCAGAACAGCCGCACTATCTTTGCCGAATTTCAACCCCACTGCGCCCAGATTGCCGACTATGCCGCCACCGCTCAAGAGGACGGCAAAGAACCTGTGTGGAGGGCGTTGTTGTCATGGGCTAAGGTTTGTGAGGACGGCACTGAGAAGGCTGTTTGGTTGTCGGAGTTACACCCATACACGCCGGACAGGATGCACCAGAAGCTGGCTGAGATCAAAGGGCCTTACTCCTGCGTGGCAATGGACTCCCTGAATCCCGGCATATGCACAAGTTGTCCACACTGGGGAAAGATCACAAATCCGCTGATCCTTGGCAGAGAAATCAAAGCCGACAACACTGAGAAAGTCATACCGCTGGCAACCGTGAGCGAAGACTTTGTTGAGGAAGAGTTTTTCGCACTGGAGGAACCAGATGACGGCAACGAACCAGAGCACATTGATGCAGTTAAGCGCCCACTACCACCACGCGGGTACAGCTACGGCGAGAACGGCGGCGTGTACTTTGTAAAGGTTGAGGAAGACGAGGACGGCAAGAAGTCTAAGAAAACTGTTCAGCTTGTTCCGTACGACTTGTTTGTGGTTGATCTACTTAAGATGGAGAACGACACTTGGTTCACATGGCCGCTGTACGTCCCGAGGGCGTGCTGACGCTTAACTTTCCACAGAAATCTATTGTGAGCAAAGACGAGACGCTCAAGTGGTTGGCAAGCCAGAACATTGTGTCTACGTTTGCTGGATTTGACAAGCAGCTATACGAATACGTACGCGCCTGTGTGGGCGAAGCATCTCAATCCAAAAAGCCAATCATCATTCCATACCAGTGCGGTTGGCAAGAAGATAACAGCTTCGTCTACAACAACCGGGTGTTTACCAAAGAAGGCGGGGAGACACGCATACCGATGCCCGGTCTTGAGAACATCAATCGCAACACCTCTGGGGCTGGCAGTCTGGAAAAATGGCGAAAGCTGTGGCAGACAATATTCGTGAACAAGCCCAACATGGAAACCGCCTTGGCTGTATGTCTGGACTCGTTTGGCTCATCCCTGATGCGGTTCACTGAGTACGAGGGTTTTGTGTGGCACATTGGTTCACGCCATTCTGGTACTGGTAAGTCATTGGTGCTTAGCGCCAAGGCTGGCGTATGGGGACACCCACTGCGTTACAGGACAGGTAAGGGCACGTCTCCGGTTGCAATGCAGCAACGCGCTGGTCTGCTCAACAGCATGCCGCTTCTGATTGACGAGATCACAAACACCCAGCGTGCAGACATGGAGTGGGCACCCACATTTATCTTTGACTTTGCAGAAGCGCAGGGCAAAGAGCGTATGGAGTCTGGTGTAAACAAAGAGCGCATCAACAACACGACATGGAAGACCACATGTACCATGACTTCCAACGAAAGCCTGACGGACTACATGGCGGGGGCACGGAAGTTCAGTTCAAACGGCGAACTTCTGCGTATGCTGGAGTGGAATCCCAACATCAAGTTGGAGTGGACTCCCCAAGAACGTGAAGTGCTGCTTGAGATGAAACGCAATTACGGCGTGGCTGGCGAGGCTTGGGTGCGTTGGTTGACAAAGAACCAGCATATGGCAGAGGAGGTTGTCGCCAAGACGCATAAGCACCTCAAAAAGGTGCTGGATTTCAACGATGACGAACGCTATTGGCACGCCGGTTGCACCGTTATTGTTGCTGCTGCCATTCTTTTACGTAGAGATTACGCCAACATCCTTGACGTTGAAGTGCAAAAAGTCATAGACGCTTTGAAAGTGGTTGTGGAGAAAGCCCGGGGCATTATTCGCGGCAGTGTGCGCACTGCTGAGGACGTGTTGAACGCGTACACCGGAGACAACTACGGCAGTTTCATCATTATCAAGAAGGCTGAAGGCCGACTGATGGCCGCATGGGGGGATGGGGAGGCTGTTGATAAGTCGCTTACAAGGTCAAAGGTACTTGGACGTGTCGAGCACGGCACATTTGCTGAGGGGTTCAGGGAGTACTTCATTGAAGAACAACTACTCAGGCGGCACTGTGTGAGCATGAGCTTTAGCTACGACGACTTCAAGAAGCAGATGGAAAAGCTTTTCCGCGTCAAATACTCCAAGAAAGATATGCTCGGCAAGACCAACGGCCCATCAATGCGCGTTAACGCTATGCACATAACTTTTGAGGAAGAACATTTCAATGGAAATAATCTATCCGTGGGCGACACTTAAACCGGGCACAGGGTTTTTTGTTCCCGGGCTGGATGTTGCAAAGATAAAGGAACTGGGGCTACGCGCCTCAGTTCCTTACAAGTACCGCACTCAAGCTTTCATTGGTATCAGAAAGGGGTTGATAGGCGTATGGTTTTATCGGAAGCCTCTCTCACCGTACGAGCTACGGCGGTCTTTATCTTCCTAATCTTGTCAAGTTGTTCGCGCTTAGCTTCTGGTGACATGTTTGATGCGGCAATTGCTCGTTCAGCTTGAGTCAACATGCTCATATCATTCTTAAAGCTTTGCGCCATTTCAGCCTGCATAAACTCGTTACCGCGTCTTTGCAACAGCGCCTTGGCTTCTGACATCCGCCCCTCTGCCACCATTTTGTCGAACGTTTGTTTGACTTTGATATTTTCGTTCATGCGCTCGTACACGCTGTTGATGATGCCGCCAGCATCGTTGGGTTGGAATGCGCCACCAAGAATTGGGTACTCCGACAAACGTTTAACAGCTTTCTCAGGACTCTCACCCGTAGGCACACCCACACTCAGTGCGTGCATAAACGCAAGCCCCATAGTGCCGGTGTAACCACTGACCAACTGTTCAAACACAATAGGGGATATGCCAAGCGTCTTGCCAATGCCTTTGGCCAACTCTGATGTGTTGGCGCGGAACTGTTCTTCTGGCAACAACTCCTTTTCCCGCGCAGACAAGATGTCTCGACCTGTGTAAAACGACTTGCCCAACCCCGCCTCGATGGCCGGTTTCATTATCTGGGGTATGCCATAAGACGAACCGCCGGGCACTGTCTGAAGCAAAATTTGTTTGAACGCTTTGACTGCTTCTTCGCTGCCGTGTTCGTTGAGCATGCTGTTAAGCAGTGCCTCAGGCAACGCCTTGAAAATGTATCCAATTTCAAAAGGCACAGGCAATTTGATTGGTTCATCCAAACCCGGCACACGAATAAACCAATTTCCGTATTTCTGGTCAGGGTTAGCATTCTTGTATGCTTCATCGTCTTGCATTAAAGCGGCGTAGGCAAAGCTGGCCACAGCCATCAAAGCACCGCGTTGCATCATCTTTTCACGTATACGCAACTGCTCGTTGAACGGCATCTTGCCCGTAGCCGCTTTGTACAACACGTTCAGACCTTGAATCTGAGCGTTAAAGAACGGTATCATCGAATTGGCTATGTGTATTGATGGTGACGCGCCGCGCTTGTTAAAGTTCATGGACTCCAGCGCCAGCAAAGTTGCCTCCATCTCAGACAGACCTTGCTGAATGTAGCTGTTGTACTGGGCGCGACGTGTTGTGGCATCCGCTTCCATACTCATGGCTTCAAGTTTGCCAAGCGCGGTCATCCAGCCCGGCTTACCCTCAGACACGTCACGCAGAATTTTGGTCAAGTCCTCAGCGCCACCCACAAACTGCTGGCCTCCGGTAACACCACGGCGCTCAAGAGTCTTTTTGGTAGCGGAGTTGATTTCTTTCAACGCACCAATGACCGGCATAAAGTCTGCGCCAGAAAGAATAGGCGCGGCCAAGGAATCACGGAACAACTGCTTTGCTGTGTACAAAGGGCTGAGGGTAATAGCTTTGCGTAATACCTGTGCTGGGAAAGCCATGACGCGCAACATTGCTGGCATCTGTGTTGGAATGCCCTCCATGCCTTTGACAAGTATGTCAGCAGGTACGCCAGTATCAAACTCCTTGTTACCAATCTTGACCTTCTCGGTAGCAATCACAGCGTAACGATCTGCGCCATCATCGCGGAATTTAACAACGTCAGGGCCAGCAGCCATCTTTACAAACTTAGCAGCCTTCAAGTCCACCAGTTCAAACACAGCGTTCTTGGTAGCCAAGTTACGCATACCCATGTCCATTAACAAGTTGGTGTTCTGCACCGAGCTAGTCAAGAAATCAAGGATGGGCCTGTCGCCACCAACAAGTTCATGCAAGTATGGTTGCTCAGCAATACTACCAATACGGATGGGGGACTCACCACCAATTAACAGTTCGGCTACGCCGTTGCGTTCACGATAAAACGGGATGTAATCGTTTTCTCTAAGCAAACGTTTACCAACTTCTTTGGACAGTGCGCCAGTACTGACAACAAAATCAATCAAGTTGCGGTTGTAAGCGTTGTACTCGTCTTTTGCACTTTTGAACACAGCCTCTAAACCGGGCGTGGCCTCGATGGCGGCCATAGTTTTATCCAGCAGTTCCTGTGTAACATCCTCACCAAAATTTAGAGAGGACAAACCTTTGTTCTTTGCGCGAATAGCAGCCATGTACGTAGTGAACATAGTGTTTACAGCTTCTGCATTGCCAACCATTGGTTGTGCGTCTCTTAGAATCTGCACCACGTTGTTAATGTTGGCGCTCTCTTTACTCTCCAACACACGCTCAACGCGTCCGTCTGGGCGCGTCTTCTCTACGATTGCCGGTGCGCCGTTGGAGACTGCCTGAGATACAAAGTTCATGCGTTGGTCGTACATGCGCAAGTAGTACAGCATCTGGGTGCCTTTAAGCGGCTCCATGTATTTGGCCAAACGCTCGAAGCCTGCAAACCTGTCCACAAGCTGTGTCTCAAAAGCCAGACCTGTTAAGTTGGCTTTAAGTTTGTCCGTCCAGCTTCTGTCCTTGGCCACGATCTTGTCAACAAAATCGCTGTTCTTGGCGATTTCTGGATTGGTGTACGTGGCTTTGGTGCGATACAAAATGCCAGACTTGTCTACTTCACCTTCAGCGGCTTGCGTTCCCTCAATCACATACTTGCGTGCATTGGCAACAATCTGCTTGACCTCGTTGTCAGTCACATTCTCAATACCAAACGTATTGGCCAGCCACTGCTTAATGGCGTTATAGATTTGACGCAGTGCGCTCTCGTTTGCCGGAGTTGCACCAGTCTCTGCCATCTCTGCCAGCACTTCCTCAACGGCAGTGTTTCTGTCCAGATTGGGCTCAGCCTGCATCTTGGCGTCGGTTTGTTTACGCACAGCGCTGTTGCCTTCATACACACGGTTCATGGTGCTGGCGTATGTGCCGCCCAGAACTTCCCGCAGACCAAAGTGACCTGCAACTTCGTGTGCCAAAGTCATAGCAACATCGTTGCCATTGCCCAAGTTAGAAGCGACCAAGTACACAATCTTGGTGTTGGGGTCGTACAGGCCGGGAATCTGACCAGTCTTTTCGTCGCGCTTGGCTTGATCTTGGATTTCCTGTGGCAGACCAGACTCGTTGTCAACAACTTGAATCTCAGGAACATTTGCCCAGTCCTGCACTATGCGGTTGGTGAGCCGCGTAACTTCCTCGGCCTTCATGCCGTTGCCAACATTCTTGGCAGTGCGGAATAAGCCACGCAGATCAGGAGCTTCATAGCCCTCGCCGTAAGTACCTTCCTCACGCTCAGCACGCAGGGCATCCGACGCTTGCTCCAAAGTCCTTCTCTGCGGGGCCTTCAATTTGAGGCGTTCTGTATCAGCAGCTTTACCAGCGCCCGACCCAGTACGGAAGGGCTTAGCCGCTGCCAACGCAGTGGTGCTCGGCACAGTAGCGGCCTTGGGTGCTTTGGCTGGTTTGCCTGTAATGAACGCTTGTTTCTGTGCTTCCAGTGAAGCCAGCTTCTGCATAGCGCCCAGTTTGAGCGTTGCTTGCGCACGTTTAGTATTGGTTGCGTTAGGGTCGGCCATGATGTCGGCCAACTGATTCATGTCTTCTGGCCCTATTAACGCCTGCACTTCACCACGGGCGTCAAAGATCTCGTCATCAAACAGTTGCAGCTGTTTGTCTTTGACCCTTTGACGTACGGCGGCTTCATCAACCTCTTTTGCCGCCTGCATACCTTTATCGCGCAACTCATCAAGGCGTCTTTGTTCAGGCGTATTGATCTCCGCAACTTTGCGGCCTTTCTCAAACACTGCGCCGGGTAGGTCTTTGACGCTGAGGCCATCCTTCTTGAACGCCGCAGTAACTTTAGGCCACCAGACCTTCACATCTTTTTGGAATTCGTCAGCACGTTTTTGTGCTTCGTCAACTACCGCTTGCTGTGCCTTTACTTGCGACGCTATGCGTTGCGCAGAAAGTGGATACTTGAGTTTGCCCAGTTCGCCCGGTCTGCCGGTCTCAACAGCAGTCAATGGCTCCTTGCGCATGTCGGCCAGTTGACGTTCAAGAATTTCTAAGTACTCACGCTCTGTCTTGAGGTCTTTGTCAAGCATGGCTTCTGTGACAACAACGTCGTTCTCAATTTCACCAAAACGCAGTTCTTGCAGCTCAGTCAGTTCTGTTTCAGCGCTTTCAATGTTCTCAACAAGCCCTTGAACTTTCTGCAAGTTGTTAATCAGGTTTGGCGCTTGGCCAGTACCCTCAGTCATCTCTTTTTTAGCCGCTTCAATTTGTGACTCAACTGTGGCCAGACGTGTCTTGGCAGCTTTTAAAGAACGACGTGCGCGTTCAATCTCAGGATCAAGCAATTCACCCAACGTATCAGACAAGCGTTGACGGGCTTTGCCCATTGCCGTGGCCATAGCCTTTTGATACGCGTTACGTTGGTTCTGAAGCGCAACTTCTGAGTCAATCATTGCGCGTTGACCTTCAGTCAACATAACGGAGGTACGCAAACTTGCTTTGATAAGTTTGAGCTTATCCATCAACGGCTCAGTAACTTTGTTGAGCGCGTCAGCTTGTTTACGTACAGCCGCATTGTTGTCTTGCATCAGTTCAACTAAACGGTTGTTTGCACCTTCAAGACGTTGGCCCAATGCAAGGGTTTGCAAAGCTTGCTGAACGTTTTTAGCGTACTCAGGAATTTTGTTTGTGTTGAAGTCTTTGATTAACTTGTCTACCCGCGTTTTTTCTTCCTCAGTAAACACGGACATGGCTTGTTCTTTTTGTTCTTTTGTTTTGCCAATGTTTTGTTTAGATACTTGCAAGTACCGATCCATCAGCCTCTTGTCTTCTTTGGTAACGCCTGATTCTGGATAAGACGCAAACATTTTTGCAATGTCTGCGTCCGAGTATTTACCAATGTTGAAGTCTCCCGGCTTAATCAGGAAAAACTGCATTTGGTTTTTAACGCTTTCAATATTTTCTTTTAGCGCTTCAATCTGTTCAAAGCCTTGTTTGTCTCTAGCAGAACGTGCTTTCTGGTTGGCTTCTGTTTTTGCTTTGAGCTTGCGTGCCTGATCCAGTGCTTCCCACACAGGTTTGATCTGTGGTGATTTGGCAAAGTTGGCAGGGGTGGCGCGGATATAACCGATGTCTTTGCGAGTCTCGGGAAACAACTGACCTTGACCCGGCGCACCTTCACCAGCAATCTCACCTTCTTGGGCTGTACGTTCATACAGCTTTATGGCATCTTGAAGCTCACGCAGTGCGCTACCCTCAGGGGCAAGCGCGGCCTCGTAACCCACTGCTTTATATGTGCGGCCACGTTCTCCAAAGCGTGTCTCAGCTTCTCTGCCGGGCACATTCTCAACAACACGTTTGCCGGGCACAGCTTCACGGCGGGCATACACCTGAGTGCCAAGGTCTTCGCCGCGCAGGATGCGCTCGGCTTGATTCTGGGCTGCGTCCAACAACGCTTTGCTTGCTTTGCCGTCGTCAATGATTGTCTTGACGCGCTCCAGCGCCTCTCTAATGCCTTGAGTGCGGATAGGGCCGTCTTCAGTTTCTAAGACTGCGCCTTCTGGGATGTTCCGTGTCAGCGCTTTGTCAATCATGTTGCCCACGTACTCACGCAGGCGGCGCATCTCCCCGCCAGCCGTCTTGGCTGTCTCACCTCTGGCTTCTGCAACTTTCTGCGCTTCTGTGGAAGCAAACTGCTGTTTAAGCAGAGGTGTCTCGCGGGTAGCGGTGAACGGCAACTGAGACAGGCTATCAACAACGCTGGCAATCTGAGCTTTGAAGTGCTTAATTTCTTTATTGCTGGCGGGCATTTCTTTGATTTGCTCTGCCATAGGGCGGGTATCAACAAATTCCCAAACAAACGGAAGCGTACCTTTGTCCAGCAACTCTTTTATTTGTTTTCTGATAACCGCATTAGTCCTAACGTCTAGTGCAGCAGCGGCAGAATCCACATTTGTCACCGGTTTAATTTGTGCTTCTAAAGCAGCAAACACTTTTGTAGGTTTTTTAACCCACTCACCTGTGCTGGGTGCACCCGCAGGAACTTTAGACGGCGGTGTCTCACTGTATCTACGTTCAGTGATTGCGCCTCGGATAGTCTTGCCTGCGCGTTTCTGCGCAGGTTGCACAATTACTTCTTCGTATTTGGGTTTTTCCGTAAATTTCTGTACGGGCTTTACTTTTGAACGATCAATCCATTCACCCACCACATCATGAATGCGCGACGCAGCTTTGATTGCTTCGTCATATGTCAGTGAGGGTTTACCCGCAACACGGCGGTGGATAGCGGCTTCTTCCAACACAGCGGAAATGTATTTACCACGGGCATCTTCAGCTTGTTTGGCCAACACATCAGGGGTAGCAGCAGCCACACCTTTGCCGGGTTCTGCCTTTTCTTTACCCAGAGCATCACCACGACGCAGACGGTCAATCTTGTCTTCAATTGCGTTCAAAGCTGTGTTCTGCTCATTGCGAACACGTAGTACTTCTTTGGCGTAGATGCTGGCTTGTGGGCTTACCTTGGCGCTGGGGAAGCGGCCTTTTGTCAGCTCTCCTGCTGGGGCTTCCGCAGCAAAAGCGTTAATTTGTTCAAGCGCTTGGTTCTCTCTTTCAAACGCAGCAGTGGCGGCATCTTGATTGTTTGAACGCTGCGCAACATCTCTATCCGTATTTGCCTGATCTATTTCATCAAGCAACTCGTTAATCTTGGTGCGCACCCGTTCAGCTTGTTTGGGCTGCATAAACGGCATCAACTGAGGATTCACCGCTACTACTGGGGGTTTACCCTCAGCAATCTTTTCCAGCTTTGGCTGAATTATGTAATCAAAGAACGAGTCATCCCCAACGTTGTTACGTCGGTCTTTAAGCTCGTCCATGTAGGAAGTAAACGCCTGTACATAGGGCGATTCTGTTTCTATAGGTTTGGCGGCACCGAAAGCTGCTTTGCGTGTCTCCATCTCCTGCTTAAAGCCCGGAGCAATTTGTAACTTCAGTGCATCCAACACCGCAGAGTTACGCACACCGGCAGGCAAACCGGGCAACTGCATGCGCTTATTTACAATCTGATCCGCCAACACTGGGTTACGCATCAAGTATTTAACGTAGTCGGCCACCGCATCGTTGGGAGATTTTTCACCAGCAAGCTGTTGTTCGTTGGCCAACTGAATACTCTGCGCAGCGTGTTGCGCTACAACATCTTCTACCTTCGGTGCCGCAGGCGGCGTGGCAATCTGCTGCTCATAAAACTCAGGCTCAGCCTGCGCTTGTGGCGCGGCTTGCTCCGGCTCCATGCCCAACGCATACTCGTATGGGGTCAACTTAGCAACCCTTGCTTCTTCCGCAGCACGTTTCAGAATAGGCTTGACACGCACATACTCGTCAGCCAGCGGTTTAAGTTCTTTGTTTATGGCATCAATCTGGCGATTGACTTCCCGGTTGTTTGCGTAGTCTGTTTCTGGTGATACGCCTTTCTTTATTGGTATCAACTGCTGTTTGAGCGCAGTGCGCTGAGCTTCCAAGTCCTGCGTCTTTTGAAACACTTCTTGTGCGTACTCGGGACTGTTCAGCCGAACCTTTTCTTCTTCCTGCTGTTTCTCTGCTTCAGCGCGGGCTTGTTTTACTTCGTCAGTGATTGGTGTTGTTGGGGCACGGCGACCAATAGCCAAGTCCAAAAGACCTTGCGCCAACGCACCGACTGCACCGCCGTAAGCGGCGGATTCTCCAACCTGCTCAATAATTTCTTGTTCAGGCTTGTATATACCTTTGCTAATAATGTTCTGTGCGGCTTGCGATGCGGCTTCTTGCGCGGCTTCCTCACCGCCTGCCATCAACGCACGTTTTACGTAAGACGTAGCGCCATCAAGTACCGGCTCTCCAAGACGTTTCAGAATACGTGTGGGGGCAAACATCTCTGTCGCACCAACAGCGGCACCCAACAAAGTGGAGGCGGTTTGTTGTCCTTCAGTTGCCCCCTCAGCGGCAGACTTCTCTACCTGTGTGCCAGCACCAGCGCCAATACCAAGGCCGTAGCCTGCAACACGCCCAGCCATACCAAACGGGCCGGTGGCAACAAACGGCAAAAAAGAACCCGTAGCTTCACCAAACTTACGCCCCACCGTGTCCTCGTACCCCGGCGCAGCAGCAAATGGAGCTTTGGCTGCGGCGGCTTTTTCTTTGATGTACTGTTGTGCGGCTTTTTCTTGCTCATTGGGCAACAGCGCGGAAATACCAATACCGGCTTGCTCAGTGAGGCCAATGGCTCCGGGCACAAGCCCTTTAAAGAACTCTTTTGTCTGCCCGCCAAACGTAGTTTCTTGTGTTTTTTGTGCAGGCTGCGTAGCTATTTGCCGTTTTACAGCAGCAACAATATCTTGTTCAGAAGCGCCAGCAGGCCCCTCCACATCGTAGATCCGTCCGTCCGGGCCTTGTACGCTGTAAATTGGCATTGCTGCACATCCTAATTTTTACGGGGCTGATGGTCGTGACCCCAAGACTTTGAACTCACCTCCAGCATTGCCAGAGGAGCCTGCCATCATTCTAACGTAGTCTTCTACATTTGGGTACTGTGATTGCAGATACGGCGATTTAGCCCATGATTCTCTTATTGCTGTATCGCCTCGCATACCTGTTGCAGCCGTTTGCGC